CAAAACTTGAATTTTCATGAATTAGATAGTATAATAACAAGAGTTGGTGAAAACAGTAAAATTTGTTTCTGTGGTGATGCCACTCAGACAGATTTACAAAAGACCAACGAAAAAAATGGAATCATTGATTTCATGAAGATAGTTCGGACAATGCCTTCTTTCGATATTATTGAATTTGGCATAGATGATATTGTTCGATCTGGATTAGTCAAAGAGTACATCATCGCTAAAATGCAACTAGGTATGTAATGTTTAATCATGTAGATATTGAACTTCCAAAACTTTCAAGGGAGACAATTGATGGAGTTCGTTATTATTCAGTTCCTGATGAAGACGAACTACTCAAATTAGTATCAATCACTTCAGTCACAAGTCATTTCAATAAAGAGATATTTGTGAAGTGGAGAAAGAAAGTTGGTGATGTTGAGGCAGATCGTATTACGAAAGCTGCTACAACACGCGGAACATCATACCATACACTCACGGAGAACTTTTTACTCAACAAGGAACTTCCCGAAGGATTACCAATTTCTGAGTTCTTATTTAAGATATCAAAATCCACACTCAGAAATATAAATAACATACATGCTTTGGAAGGTTCTCTGTATAGTAAGCAATTAGGAATTGCAGGAACCGTTGATTGTATTGCAGAATACAATGGTGAATTATCAATAATTGACTTTAAGACATCCGCAAAACCAAAACCTAAAGAGTGGGTTGAACATTACTTTGTTCAAGCAATGGCATACGGTTGTATGTTATACGAACTCACTGGGATTTCGGTTAAAAAATTAGTTATCATCATGTCCTGCGAAAATGGAGAGTGTGTTGTCTATGAAGAATACGACAAAGCAAAGTACATCAAACTACTCGGAGAATACGTTAGTAAGTTTGTTCAAGATAAATTGGAACTCTATGGAACCGAATAAAGAACTTGAGAAGGCTATTGAGAAGAAGTTTCTAACTCCATCCAAGTTTGCGATTGAGATTGAGAAAATAGTTGCCGAAGAGGAATTCAATTACATTGATGCAATCTGCTACTATTGCGAATCTAACAATCTTGAGATAGAATCAGTAACGAAACTCATTTCAAAGTCTCTCAAAGAGAGATTAAAATGGGACGCAACCCGTCTTAATTTTATGAAAAAGACAACTCGTGCTAGACTACCTTTGTAATGAAAAAAGCTGAATTGATTCATTGGAGGTTACAAGCAATACTTCGGGAACACAGTATGCCAGATCTTAAGTATCTTGGTGTAAGACCCGACAGTATTGGAGTACCTCAACATTGGTACCAAATCGGTGAGGCAGAGGTGCCTTGCGATGCAATTACAGAATTAGACACTGAAATTACTGATGATGATCAAGAAGAAAGTGACACCCTTTGAAACCTATCAAACATATCTTTCAATTAAAAATCATTTTTCAAGTCCGAAATATGATTACTTTAAGTATGGTGGTAGATCAAGAGCCAAGATAACTGCTTTCAATAAACGGAAAGATAAGTATTGGTTCGAGAAGACATCAAGAAAATATCCTGATCATGAGATCGTTGATTTCCTTGTGTCCAACTTTGTGAATACGGATAATCCTTCTGGTCTATGGATTGGTGAGATCATCAATTCTGGTGAGAGGAATTATTCAGAATGGTCAAGACGACAGCAAAGTCTTGGTTATATTTTTAGAGAGCAAGTCACTGAATTATTCAATGAATTTGATTTGGATGATCTATTTGATTGCTCGAATGGCCATCCGATAGTATTGAAACAATATCTAGGTGGCAACATAGATCTAGAGACTCTTGTGATCCTTGATAAGATCTTTGAGTTTCGTTCTAGGTTTGATAAAAAACTTACTGACCCTGTGTGGGAAACCGTAAGTCTCAAACTGAGGAAATATGATCCTTTCATAAATATTAATGTGTTTCAATATAAAAAAGTTTTACGAGAAGTGGTCAATGAGTGAATTTTTTGAATCAGATATAGTTAAAGAAGAACTAACTGAGATTAACAAATTGCAACAGGAGATCTATGGATCTACGATGCAATACCCTTCCATGTCTCGTGAACAGAAATTGAAGCATGTTGAAAAGTTAACAGAACTGACGGATAAACAGAAAGTAATGTACACTCGTCTGAAACTATCTGATGATCCCGAAGCAAAGAAAACATTAGATGATTTAAAAAGATCCATAGCCTTGTTTGGTTATGGTGAAGATGTTGATATGAACTTGTTTTTTGATGCTGTTCACAAAACCATACAATCATTACGAGTCAATATTGACTAAATGATCTATCTTTGTTATAATAAAACCAATCCAACGAAATCCAAATTAATCCGAGGTAATCCAAATGTCATTTGCTGATTTAAAGAAGCAATCAAAACTAGGCTCACTAACTGCAAAGTTAGTTAAAGAAGTCGAGAAGATGAACAACAACGGTGCATCAGGTGATGACCGTTTCTGGAAACTAGAAGTAGATAAAAGTGGTAACGGTTATGCTGTTATTCGCTTCCTACCTGCACCAGACAAGGAAGATCTTCCTTTTGTTAAATTATATTCCCATGCCTTCCAAGGCCCCGGTGGATGGTACATTGAAAATTCATTGACTACTTTAGGTCAGAAGGATCCTGTATCAGAATATAATTCCCAGTTGTGGAATAACGGAACAGATGCTGGCAAAGAACTTGCTAGAAAGCAAAAGCGTAAGTTGACTTACATTGCAAACATCTATGTCGTTAAAGATCCTGCAAATCCTGAGAACGAAGGACAAGTATTCTTATATAAGTTTGGTAAGAAGATCTTTGATAAACTCACTGCAGCAATGCAACCTGAGTTCGAGGATGAAGAGGCAATCGATCCATTTGATTTCTGGCAGGGTGCAAACTTCAAGTTAAAAGCAAAGAATGTCGCAGGATATCGAAACTACGATAGTTCTGAGTTTGCAGCACAAAGTCCTTTATTAGATGACGATGATGCAATGGAAGCAATCTGGAAGAAGCAAAGTTCTCTTGAAGAGTTCAGTGCTCCTACACAGTTCAAGTCCTATGATGAACTTAAGACTCGTCTTGAGTATGTTTTAGGTAAGAGAGGTGTAACACCAGCTGCTCAAGATCCAGAGGTTCAAGAGGAAGAGTATGAAAGAGAACCAGTTGCAGAAAGGGAGACTGTCTCCTCAGTAGCAAGAGGTTCAAGTGAGATAGAAGATGACGATACGTTATCGTATTTCCAAAAACTCGCAGAAGACTAAAAGAAAAGGGGTCGTAAGACCCCCTTTTTTATGGCATAGTTATATTTGTATTCTCTGTTTGTATCGTATTATCATCAACGAATTGTGATGATGGGCCATATAACATTATGTCTCTAAAATCATCAAGGAATTGTGTAAGGAACCCATTCTTAAGAACAAATATATTTCTCTTATTATCATTCAGTCGTGTCTCATGAACATAATTACTTACTGCTGATACAGGATCATCTATTGCTGCGACATTGGTTCCTAATTTAGTCAAATCATTTGTCTTTACTTCACCTCCATCAGAATAAAATAATTTAAAATCTTGATTTACTTTTTTACCTTTTTCTAAAACTATTCTTCCCTTTGAATCTTTTATTTCTTTTGTTTCAAAATATTTTGGATCATTCAAATTTTCACCATACTTATTAAGAGAATATTCATATAAATCATTATTTGACAATGGCCATTCTGAACGAATATTAACAATACCTGCACATACGATCACAACCCAATCTAAATTTTCTGAACCATACAATTCCTCTGCAACATTATCTGGTCGGAATCCCTCTGGTATTTCATACTTGTTGAATAAAGTAATAATATTTTGAAGATCCTCTCTTAATTTTACACGACGAAATAAATTCTTCGCATCAATATAATCTAAAGACGAATCATTACTTATGAATGATGGGTATCGTAGTGTTGGTAATTCTCTGAAATACATTAGAATCCTACTCCTGATGAATCTTTGTCATAATCATCAAAGTAAATAGGTTCAATCTCTTTAAATGATAAGTTAAGTTGCATGGAGATTGGTGTTGCATCATCATAAGTTGCATATACACCTTCCCCTGTATAATTTACAGACATATTAGTAAGAAAACATTGTTTGAATTGATTTAAGAATGGATGATTACTATTTCCTTTACGATATCTTAATTCAAATAAATTTGGAGTTTTCATGAAAATTGCAGCACCACCTACTTTATCCTTTCCAGTTTTAGGTGACATATTTTGTTTAAATGATCTTATGATTTGTTTACATTGATTTGCTTCTTGAGGACTACGAGGTGTAAATTTAAAAGTAAAACTAAAACTTCTTAGTGTTGGGCCATTGAATAATAATTCAAGGTTTGGATTAAATATTTGACCAGTTTGTCTTGCCATCAAATCTTCTGTGGATACGTTTGCACCGAATACACCCAAAGCAGCAGAGGTAGCTTTTGCAGTCAAACCCTGTTGTGCAGCAGTAAGTAATGCTTCAGGATTATCGACCTTAAGGTTTGCACTAAGATCAGCTCTTATTTTTTCTCCTGCTTTAGAAAATGTTTGTTCATTTGTAAGTGCTTTAGCAACTTCTGTACCTGCTTTCATACCACCACTAATCGCACCAGCCGCAGCACCCATCAGAGTGTTCATTTTACTATCACCGTAACTCGCTGAGTTGCCATCTTTTATATCAGATGGTATTTGTAATAATATTGTTCCATTATTTTTAACCGACTTTCTTGAGAGAGATCCAGAACGTGTATTTCCTGCTTTTCTATCTAATGTATTTCTACCAAAACCTTGTGCACCAATTAATTTAGATCCCTTTCCACCTGCTACATCTTGTCTTACATATTCTTTAATATCTATCTGTAAATAATCAGTTGTACCAGTTAATGCTTCTAATGGATATCTTAAAATTGCCATATCGACCTTATTTTTTAACTATTTAGACGAAATTTTCCAAAGGGTAATGCTTGTAGATCTTTTATCTCATCAGCTGTCACTTGATATATACCACCAACTACTTCATTAAAGGTATATTGCCTTGATTCTCCCCAGTGAAAATTGACTCCTACAAAACCCCATGAAAATACAGATGTCACTGCTACTAGAGGATTCTGATCATATCTGATTCCCGGTGTTTTTGGATTATAAACAAATAAACAAAAATTTCCTGCCTGTGGTGCACCACCCTCTGTAAGAAGATCCATGATTTCCACCATCAAATCATCGGGATCTTCAATACCAATTAACACATCTAATGCTGGTGCAATGCGACTCATTTAATTCCTAATTCATCTTCGGTCATCACTTTAAATTCATAAAGTCTGTCTTTACAAAAACTACTGGCTGCTTTCCATTTAGCCTGATTACGAGCATATTCATATGCTTCATATAGATAACTCTTTGTTTGTCTTTTTGGTTTAGTAGGAGGTTTCAATTGTTTCTTTGGTTTCACCTCAATGATATACTTTTTTATCTTACCTGTAGTTTCTCTGAGTTTTACATAGAAGTCTGGAAAATATCTATGTACTTTCCCATCAATAGGTGATAGATATGGTATTGCAATTTCTTCACTTCCCCACTCAAGTATATTTTCATTAAGATCACAATACACCATGAATTTTCTCTCCCATAAGGAACGATAAATCACTTTTGTATAATCACCTTTGTATTTTCGAGGGTATGTAGGTTGATACCTTCCCTTATATGACATAAATAGAAATATAGTAAAATCATATAGGTATTTAGTGTGAGTTTCGTATCAAAAATAACGATGGATGATGCCAAAGTAAAATTTGGTAGTCTTTCACTTAATAATCAATATCAAGTGCATTTTGCTGGTTTGAACGGTGAGGTAATACAATTTCTGAGA